CGCCGCCGCCGGACCCGCCGCTACCCGCCGGGCCGCCGGAGCCCGCGCCCGCCGCGCCACCACCACCGCCAGTGGTGAAGGTGGCGTTCATCGACGTGCCGCCACCCGCATTACCGGGAGAGGTGCTGGCTCCGGCAGCGGCCCCGCCGCCACCAACGGTCACGCCGAACGCAAGGCTGTAACTGGGGGTCAAGGTCCAGGTGCCGGTCAGCATGCCGCCCGCACCGCCGCCGCCCGCCGCGCCGCCCGCCGACCCGCCGCCACCGCCGCCCGCGACCAGCAGATAGTCCATCAGGACGCCAGCCAGGGTGGCGGTCGTGTTGTCGACCGGCAGGACGTAGTCGTCGAAAGTCCGAACGAAGGTATTGCCCGCCGTGGCGTAGGCGTCGCTCATCGTGACGCTGTCGCTGAAACCCTTGGTCAACAGCGGCGGCTGGTAGGCGTCGCTCATGGTGATGCTGGCGTCTTGGATCGTCAGCGGCCAGCCGTAGTTGACGGCGTCGGACATCGTCACGGTCGGGTCGTCGAACACCGGCTTCGGGTTGTTCGCCAGCGCGTCGCTCATCGTCACGCTGTCGTTCGCGTTCAGCGGCCAGTTGAAGCCTGGGACATCCGACATCGTCACGCTGTCGGCGAACGTCCGGGTCAGGCCGTTGGCGATGGCCTCGCTCATCACCACGCTGTCCGGTACGGTCAGCGGCCAGCCGTAGGTCTGGGCGTCCGACATCGTCACGCCGTCGTCGACCCGCAGCGGCCAGTTGTAGACCTGGGCGTCCGACATCGTGACGCTGTCGTTGAAGACCGGGCTCGGGTTCTTGGCGAGCGCGTCGCTCATGGTGACGCTGTCGTTGTAGGCCGCCGGGGAGACGGTACTCCCCAGCGCCTCGCTCATCGTCACGCTGTCGGCGTAAGCCGCCGGAGTGAAGGTGTTGCCCAAGGCGTCGGCCATGGCGACGGCGTCGTCGAACCCCTTGATGGGGGATTGCGCGTAGGCGTCGGCGATCACCACGGCGTCGGCGAGCACGGACAGCGGCCAGCCGTAGGTCACCGCGTCGGACATCGTCACGCTCTCGGCGTAGGTCCGGCCGATGACGATGGAGACGATCAGCAGATCGTCGGTCGTGACGGCGTCGAACACGTCCGGAAGGAACGTGACAAAGCTGGCGAAGAAGTAGGTCTCGGTGACGGTTACGAAGTCAGTGTTCGCAGGACCCACCCCGAAGGTGAGGTCCATGTTGTTGTAGTCCACCCACAGGATGTACTCGACATCCCTGTTCTGAACGATGGACAGGATATCGCTGGGGTCGAATAGCGGGACGATGTCCTGGCCATCGGCTGCCATTATCCAAATTCCTCCCGCAGGAGGAATTGCAGCTTCGGCGACGGGGTGACGACGTTGCCCTCGCCGTAGGTGACCTCGATCTCCCCGACGTAGCGGCCGGGGGGAAGATCGAGGTTCCCCTCGACGAAGGCGAACCGCACGCGACCGCCGCTGCCCGGCGTCGGGTACTGCGACAGGTCGGCGTGGATCAGATCCTGCTGGAGGGTGCCAGCCAGGAGTTCGCCGGGCATTTCGAACAGGGTCGTGTCGTCGCGCTCAGGCTTGAACTTCAGCACCACCGTCGCGCCGGACACGTCGAGCAGCGCGTCCGGGTCGCGTAGCTGCACGTAGATCATCGGCCGGGTGTCGCCGACGACTAGGTGGATGCGGCTCGGCATGTCACCACCTCGGCATCTTCACGTACTGGATGGCGCGGGTGTGCTCGACCATGCGCCGGGCCTTGGCCTCGCTCACCCCGCCGTAGAAGCGCCCCCACAGCAGCGGCGCGCTGTTCGGATCGTAGTAGGGCTGGCCCGCCGTCTCCACGAGCCGGGCGCGGGCACCATACGCCAGAGCTTCAGCGTAGTAGTCGAACACGCTGTCGTCGATCTCGGTGCAGTCGTTGGTCGGCTGCACGGCCACGAGCAGCTTCATCCCGTCTTCCATGTCGTAGTCGGGCGCGGGTACGAGGCAGATGTCGTAGGGTTCGAACTGGGTGGCGTACTGCGGAGCCCCGACCTTGTCGGTCCACTCCGCACCGAACAGCGCGTCGAGTTCGTCCTTAGTCTTGAACTCCAGCACCTTGCCGCGACCGGAAAGCTCGACCCGCATGATCTTCGACGGGACGGTGTTCGGCGGGACCTCAAGCTCGTAGATCCCCTGGCCGGTCCACAGGTCGACCGGCTCAAGCTGCTCCTGCTGCCAGAGCGTCAGCTTGTAGAACTCGATGCAGGCGAAGCGCGCCGCGACCGTCGCGGCCGGAACCGAGCACTCGCGCACGAACGGCAGGATCATCGGGGTGAGGTCGGAGATGGCGGTCACGCGGCGGCTCCCTTCGGGTTCGGGTCATCAGCCGCCTGCCCCTGCGTGGTCCCGCTGAAGAACATCTGGAACAGCTGGAGATACGTCTGCGCCTTGTCGTTGCCCGCCGCGTAGTCGGTGTCCTTCTGGTGCGCGCGGAACATGACGTAGTCGAACAGCGCCGTCTGGTAGATGTCCGGGACGAACATCACGTCGTCGAGCGTGGAGAAGTCCGGCGGCATCACCGACCGGCTGACATCCAGGTAGCTGACCCCGGTCGAGGGCGGCCAGACGTAGTAGGTGGTCGGCTGCTTGGGGTCGAACAGGTAGTGCATCGTGGTGTCGGATCGCCGCGACGCGTGCCAGTTTGGGTCGGTACGGTCCAGGTTCTCACGGCTGATGATGGTCACCGCGCGCCCGGGCGTCGCACCGTCCGCGCCCATGTTGCGCTTCACGTCGAGGAACAGGAACGACCCCTCGGGTAGATCCTGCTTGGAGCCCGCGACCAGCGGCAGGGCGTCGGTGACCTCAGAGGTCGACGGGTCCATCGCGACCACGGTGCGCTGGCCGTCCGACAGCCAGCGGAGAAGCTCGTCGTCGCTCCACCGCTTGGTGGAGAGTTCGTCGATAAGCTGGGTCCTGACACGCGCCAGGATGGTTTGGGCGGTGACAGCCATGGTCCCCTCGTGTGGAGAACGCCGGGGCAGCATCTGCCGCCCCGGCGCACCTGTCTACTTGGGGCGGACCTAGTTCTGGACGAGCGCCATGACCCAGGCTTCGGGCTTCAGCATCTTCTTGCCGAAGACGTTCAGCCCGCGCACCAGTTGCCCGAAGTCGTTGGGGTTCTGGAGGTTCTCGGTCTTGGTGATCTGCGACGCGAAGGTCAGCGCCGACATGTGACCGGCCAGCAGCACCCGGCGCTTCAGCGCGCCGCCCTGCACCCCGCCACCGATCGCGTTGCCAGCAGCCGCCGACGGCAGCTGGTTGGACAGGTAGATGGTGAAGCGGTCGATGACGCCGAGCTTCCCGTTGCGCAGGATGCTCTTGTCGTCGCCGGTCAGGTAGGCTTGTTGCAGCGGCGAGGCCATCAGCCGCAGCCGGGTGGCCGCGTCGATCACGATCCACCGCTCGGTGTCCGGGATGTTCTGCTCGTCCAGGGCGGACGCCATGGCGAGGATCAGGTTGAGCACCGGGTAGGTCGAGCCGGTCGGGGTCAGATCGACCGGGGCGTTGTCGGTCCCGAGGTTCAGCACCCCGGAGATCGCACCGGCGTTGGCGCCTTTGTTGGCCGCAGCCCCGTTGTTGTATTCCTCCAGCATCACCAAGCGGTCGATGGCGATGGCCATCTGCTTGGTGGCGTCGTCGGTGAACATCGACATCAGCGCGGGCTTGGACTGGTACTCCAGCACGTCGGAGACGTTGACGCCGAAATACTTCGCGTGGTCGATGTTCAGGTCGACGGTGGACGGAGTGGGGACTTGGTAGTTGAGGTTCTGCCCGATGGTGTAGTCGTTGATGGTGATCGTCGGGATGTTGTTGATGACGATGGTGTCGCCCATCCCCTTGATCTCGCCTTCGTACGAGGTGTTGCTGATCTCGCCGAAGACGGTCGTCAGGTAGAACTTCACATTGAGCTTACCCGACCACAGGGTCGGGATGAAGGTGCCGGAGTAGGCCGGGCTGGTGTTGAACGGGGCCTGGACCGGAACCATTGCGCCAGGAGTGTGGGTGGCCATGGTTAGTGCTCACGCTGGAGGTGGGTGCCGGAGCCCCCACCTCCTGGTGCGCCCTACTGTCGGACGCGCCCCTCGGCGAGAGCCCTGTCGATCTCTGCTTCGATGCGCTCCACGTCGGCCCGTCGTCCGCGATAGTCCCCCCTCGCCACGTCCTTGTAGAAGACGTCCATCTCAGCGACGGTCCAGATCTTCTTCCCGTCCGTGTCGGGGGTGATGGGTGCGGATGTCCGGGCTTGGCCGGGCGACACCTGTGACGCGAGTTCCTCCTGCGGCGTGATCGCTGCGGGGGCGGTGGTCGTCGTCGGCGTCGGCGATGGTGTGGCTTGACCGATGAAGGTGTTGAAGATCTTGGCGGTGCCTGCCGCGTCGAACGCGAAGTACCGCTGTTGCAGGATCTCGTTGCGGACGATCCCACTGAAGTCGTCGGGTTCCAGCAACCAAGCTTTGAACTCGTCGCTGTTGTCGACTGCATCGTAGGTCGGGCAAGCCTTCGCCAGTTCGACGAAGTAGGTGGCTCGCCGCTCGTCCGTGACGCTACCCTGGACCCTCTCAACCTGCTCGGTGTTCGCCGTCATCTGCTTCCGCAGTTCAGCGATTTCCGCTTGCAGCTTGGCCTTCTCCCCGGCGTCCGTTTCCACGGCCACCCGACGGATCAGGCTGATGAGATCGTCACCGTAGGTCTCGATGTCCTCGGCCGTGATCAGCTTTGGCGGGGGGGTCGTCGCGGGCGCGGGCGTCGGCTCAGGTGTCGAGGCGGGCCGGGCTGACAGTTGCTCCACCTGCTGGCTGAGTTGGGCGACTTGGTTCCGAAGGGTCGGCACCTCGGCGTTGTACTTGCCCTGCAAGGTCTGGAACTTCTGCTGCCAGTCGACCTCGGTCTGAGGCGTCGGCGGCGGCGCGGGCGGCGGGTCCGCTTGTGGCTCGGGGGCCTGTGGTGTCTCTCCGGGAGGTGGCGCTGTCAGCGCCGCGTCGAAGGCGTCCACCTGCTCCTGTTGCCGCTTAACGGCGTCGGGCACTCGCATCGTTCAACTCCAGCTGCAACTCGGGGGTGGGGCGGGTCCTGGCCGGGGTGTCCGCCAACCCCTTGATGGTCAGCCTACGTCAGCGGGACCTGTCGGCCCTGCTTCGCCAGCGTAGACCTTGCTGTGCGCGCGGTCTGCTGGAGATCGCGGAGGACCGATAAGTAACCCCGGAGGAAGTGGGCGTCTGCGTCGATACGCGCGCCTGTCAACCTGACCGTGGTCGCTTCGATCTCCGTCGAAAGCATCTCGTCCACGTCCTTCCACCTCGGCGTCTCCACGAATTGCGACAGGGCAATCAGGGCGGCCTGGGTAGGAGGCGTAAACATCCGGGTCCAAACTGCGAGCGCGTCCCTGGTTTGTCAAGCTCAGGCTAGGTCGCCCTGGGTCGGCGCGCCGTTCATCAACTGCTGGCCGTTGGTCTCGGTGGCCCCCGGCCCGGGCGGCGTGCCGCCCTGCATGCCGCCCTGCGCCGGGCTGCCGCCAGCCGGGGGCGCTCCGCCGCCGGGCGCGCCCGGCCCCGGCGCGGCCCCGCCCGGAGGTTGGTTGGCCTGGGCGACGGCGGCCTGCACCGCCGTCCGCTGCCGCAACGTATCGGTGTCGGGCACCACCTTGTCGGTGTCCATCTGCAACGTCTTGGCGGTCTCGCGCAACACGGCGGCCCGACCTTCCTGGCCCATGATCCCGTAGTCGATGGGGTTGGCGGTGGTCGCCAGGAACTCGTTGCGGCGCACCTGGGCGGCGTCGCGGGACACGAGGTTGGACGCGCCGCGCGCCTTGATGTTCACGTCGCCCTTCAGTTCCGGGTCGGTCTCGTAGCGCATGTTGAAATAGTAGAGCCGCTCCAGCAGCGGCTCCATGATGTTGAGGTCGATGTTCTTGATCACCGCCGTGATCATCTTCCCGGCGTTGCTCATCAGCATCGACAGGCCGGACGCCGTGCGCCCCGCGCCGCCAGCGCGGCTGTCGCCGGTGAGGTAGCGCGGGATGCCGGAATACTCCTCGGCCATGGCGCTGAACTTGTCGAACACCGCCATCAGGTCGGGCATCGTCGACTGCGGCTGGAAGAACCGGATGGGCGGGTCCGCGTTACCCTGGCCCATCGGGTCGGAAGTCAGTTGCCAGATGCGCCACGGTCGCATCTGAGTGATCTGTTCCCCAGGCGCGATGCGGTCCACGAGGACCCCAACTTGCGGGCCGGACGAGAAGGCCGCGTTGTTGACCATCGCCCGGCCCGCTGCATTGCAGATGTCCTGCGGGTCCTTAACGAGGTCGGCGACGCTGTTGCCCCAGAACGTCCCGGGGATGCGTTCGTAGCTTGTCGCGTAGTAGGGCCGCCGGTTCAGCGGGTCGGGATTGAGCGTCGCCTTGATGACGTACGGCCCGATCAGCCACGCCTCGACCTGATACTCGCGGGTCGGGTCCGGGATCTGCCGACGCGTCATCCCCCAGTCGAGCAGCAGTTGCCCCTGCACCGAGCCCCAGTATTGCAGCGCGTCGATGATCCCGTCCGGGTTGGTGGCGATGGCCAGTTGCGGCTTGCCGCTGGCGGTCTCGAAATCGTTCTCGTCGTAGAGCCACATCTTCAGGCCGGACGACCCGAAGTCGCGCAGCACCATGTCGATGGCCCCGTCGTCGTAGCCGGGTACTCCTCGGAGATCCTGGAGGTCGGCCCGGCTCAAGCCATGCTTCTCGATGAAGTCGCCGTCCTCCGGGTTGGTGGCGGCGGGCGACGGGTAGACCTTGAACGGATCGACCCGCTCCCACTCCTTGCACAGCTTCTGCTGCACCACCGGCTGCCCGTCCGGCGACCACGTCAGGTACGGCTTCTGGCGGATCACCGGCCCCTTGATCACCGCGATGGGGAAGGTGGTCAGGTCGTTGATGAACTCGTCCAGCGCGTTGAGGAACCCGCCCTCGATCAGCTGGTCCTCCATCTTGTTGGCCATGCGGTCGACCCGCTTCTCGGCCAAGTCGCGCACCGCCTCCAGGGCTTGGTCGCGCATCATCGACATCATCTTGATGACGTTCGCCGGGTCCGGCGGCTGCCCCTGCCCCTGGGCGGCGGCCATCATCTGCTCCTTGATCGGCTGCTGCGCGGCGGCGACGATCACGTCGTTGATCTCGGGAGGGAGCTCGGGCACCGGCGTCGGCTCGATGGTCCACGGCCGGTCCTCGCCGGTGGTCATCATCACGTCCCTGATCCACGCCCCGGCCGCCCGGCACTTCTGCCCGGTGATCCCGACGTAGACCTCGCTGCCGCCTTCCTGGCGGATCGCCGCCAGCTTCTGCGGCGTGTAGATCGAGCGCCGGGCGCGCATGCTGTCGATCATCCGCTGCTCGATGTCGCCGAACCGGCGCGCGTCGCGCGCGACCTGGAACTTGTAGCGGATGTGCCCGGCCAGCCCGCCGATCAGCGGCTGGTTCTGGCGGCCCTCCGCCTCGGCCCGGGCCTCGGCGTCCCGCTGCTGGAGCGCGCCCAGCGACATCGCCTGCATGATCGGCGTCTGGAGCACGACGACGTTGGTGCCGGGAGATCCTGCCGGGGATGATGGTCCGTAAGCCCCGCCCAGGGGATTACCTGCCGGATAGACGGGGGCGTTGGACGCGCCGAGACCCGGGGACGGGGTGATGCCGCCACCGCCAGGGGTTGGGGTCAGAGCCATGGCCACGGTCTCCTATGGCCGCGAGGATGCGTCTCCAGCGCGCCTACGTCCAGCCCAGGGCGTTGACGGGCATGATGGGCCGGGCGTTGACGTTGCGCCGCCAGTCGCCGCCCTGGTCGGCGTCGGCGTGCAGGCAGGCGTACTGGTCGGCGTCGGCGATGTGCGACCACTGGCCCTTGTCGGGCATGTCCTCGGACGAGCCGTCCTTCTTCAGCTTGTAGCGGTAGCCGCCCCGGTAGGCGGTAATCAGCGGCCTTGCGCCGTCCGGGCACAGCAGCCGCCCGGGGCCGCCGTCGATCTGCCGGTTGAGGAACTTCTCCACCGCCGCGATGCGCGCGGTGGTGACGTTGGTGCGGGCCGGGATCGCCTTCAGCCCGGCGCGCATGACCATCTCGAAACAGGTCCGCTCGTCGGTCTGCGCCCGCGCCTGCCCGGCCGGGTCGCCCACCACCAGCACCGGGAAGCGCGGGAACTTGGAGGCGAGGAGGGGCTTCAGCTTGCTGTCGAGGAACCGCTGCACCCCCATGTTGTCCGAGGTCAAGGCGTCGTAGGTCAGGAACCTGCCGCGCAGATCAAGCTGGTTGATGGTGGCGCTCGGGTTCAGCCCGAAGTCCATGCCGACGATCAGCGGGCGCTCAACCAGGAAGATCGGCACCAGGGGATGTTTCGCGACATGAAAGTCCGGCCGAAAGGTGCGGTACACCGGCAGCCCGGCCAGCGACTTCCCGAACTTGGCGTGGATGTAGATGTCCACCCAGTCCGGCGACTTCCCCTCGGCGAGGTTCTGGTAGTAGTCCTGCGGCAGGTACTCCAGCCAGTCGGCTTCCGGGGCGAGGCCGGACGGCTGGTAGTGGATGCCCGCGTTGGCGGGCGGGTCCGACAGGTACTTCTCCCAGGGGGTCTCCATGTCCGGCGGGTTCGACGCCCCCCAGATCCGCATGTTCGGCCGCCCATCGTCGGTGACGCAGCCCACGCCGTTGTCGAGCTTTGATGGATACCGCCCGACACGCCCCTGGAGCGCGTTGAAGACGGCCATGTCGATCTCGCGGAACTCGTCCACCACCCCGAAGGATGTCTGCAAGGACAGCAAACGACGCACGTCGTTGGCGTCGTCGAGACCGCGAAACAGCACCTCGCACTCGACCCTCCCGAACCGCAGCATGAACCGGCCATCGGTCTTGTGGTACTCGCCCGCCACGCCGTCGGGCATCCAGCGGAGGAAGTCGGGAATGCTCGTGTCCCTCAACTCCTCTTTGGTGCGCCTGACCCACACGCACTTGCTGCGGCGTATGCCGTCGCGGCAGGGGGCCATCTGGCTGGCGTGGTAGACGATCTTCATGATCGCCGCCGTGGTCTTGGTCGACCCGACGGGACCGATGATCAGGACGACGAACCTCTCGTCGATGAAGAACGGCGTGACCGACCTGACAGGCGTATAGGTCAGGGTCTCCGTCACGGCGTCGGCGCGGGCTCCGTCGGCGGGGGCTCAGGCGGAGGCGTCTCGTCGGGCGGCGGGTACTCCCAGAGCATCGGCGGCGTCGGTTCCGGCGGGGGCTCCTCGCCCGGGGCGTACAGCGGGTCGTCGATGTAGCCGGTGACGTTGGCCAGCGGTGCGTCGGACCCGTCGGCGCGGACGGCCTTCGGCACCACCATGTTCATCCCCGGGATCACCCCCCACTGGCCGTCGCGGACGCAGGTGAAGTCCGCGCCGCTGTTGGCCGGGATGCTGAACGCCGCCCCCTTCGCGCCCTGGCCGATGGCCTCGGTCTGGCTGTAGGGGAACACGTCGATGGCGAAGGCGGTGGTGTTGACCACCATCTGGCCCATGCCCGCCCTGGCCGGGACCAGCCTGACGCAGTCGCCCGCCCCGGCGGCCGAGGCGATGACGTTGATGTCGGCGGGGAGCGGCGTCGCCCCCTGCCAGCCGTTGCGCTTCTGTCCGGCCAGGATGCCGTCCTGAATGCGCGGGATGCCCGCGAGGGTGGTTCCGGTGGAGCGGTACATGGCTTAGCCCTGGAGGAACCTGATCCACTTGCCGGTCTGGACGCACGCGTAGAGCGCGCCGACCTTGCTCGCCTGGGCCACGCCGGTGGCGGTGGCGACGCCGTTGATGGTCTCGGTGCCGTCGCCGAACACCTGCATCGAGTTGGCCCCGTCGTTGAAGACGAGCATCGACGCGCCCACGACCGCAGGCGGCAGCCGGATGCTGTCGGCGGCGGTGGCCACGGTGCCGACGATCACGTTGTCGGTGGTGACCTTGGTCGCGGCGGCCTGGGTGCCGCCAGCGGCGGCGGTGATCGGGGTGGCGTTGAAGGAGCCCGAAGGCGGGAGGGCGTAGGCGGAAGCAGCGAGGGTCATGGGGTCGTCTCCCGGCAGCACCGTGGAAGGAGCGTCGAAGACGCTAACCGAACTAGGGCTTCCTGGGAAGTCCGACGGTCCCGCCGGGGGAGGAGACGGGGACGGCGGCCTGCGCCGCCGCGACCGCTGCCTGCGTCGCAGGCGTTCCAGCGAGAGACGGACGGCAAGCGCGGTCAAGGTTCGGCACCGTCAGGTTGGAGATGTAGGCCGGGGGCTTCGGCAGCAGCGGACCCTGCGGCTTGGCCACCGGCTTGAAGTCGACTTCCAGCGTCGGCGGAGCGTCGGGCGCTGGAGGGGCGGCAATTCCTCCAGGGCGTCCCTCGGTGACGACCAGCGGGGTCGTCGCGTCGCCCTGGTTGATCTGGATGTTGATCGCGAAGCCAGGGCCGCCGCCCCCGGGTGTCGTCACACCCGGTACGGGCTTCAGACGACCAATGTCGACCAGTTGCTTGGAGATCTCGATGGCCACCGGGGCGGCCACTTTCTGGGCCATGGCCTGCTGGAACAGGCTGGTCAGCAGGGCCTCGGCCATCATCGCAGCCTTGGCCTGGAACAGGTAGCCGTTGTCCTGGAGTTCCTGGCGCTTGCGGGCGATCAGTTCGACGAACCACTCCAGCGCCTCAAGCTGTTCGTACTCGTCAGCGGTCAGGCCATAGCGCCACGCGATCTCGACCGGAGGATCTGCCCCTAGAGCAATCTCCACCACCATCTGCGGGTCGAAGTAGAGGACCGGCGAGAGTTCGACGAGCGGGGATGGGGTGGGCGGCTGGCTTATGGTCGCCTCCCGGGTGCGAAAGGTTGCCCCGGTCCCTTGGTGGGGCGCGGGACCGGGGCGGTGGATGCAGAGACCAGCATCGGGGGGCCGTTACCAGCAGGGAGAGCATCCAGTTGGGAAGGTACGCCTCCTCCAGGCGTTGCGCCAGGGGACTGGCGCACGAGGCCCAGAGGGCGAGGGGTCCAGGCCGGGGGCCTGGGGAGAGGGATCACCTATTCGGGTGTCGGGTTCGGCCCGATGTGCAGGGCCGCCATCGCCACTCGCTCGGCTTTGTCGCAGAGGTCATCTCGGAATGCGCTCGGCTGGTCCTCCCAGTTCGGCAGCAGGGGCAGCGTCCCGGCGAAGGTCTCAACGAACAGCGTGCGGCCAGCCGCAACACGGTCGAGTTGGATGGCTTGTGACATGGGGTGCTCCGTCTGTTTGAGATCCAGACGGGAGGGGACGGTAGCCTTCCGGAGGGAGGTAGGCAAGAGACAAGGGCGTCACCCAGTGTACGCTATCTGTTTTCCGGGCCTCGGGGTGAAACAGACGGTTAAGAGTGGTTGGCGCGCCACCCCCCGTTGCCCCATACCCTCCCGTCCCCCCGCCCCCTCTGCCGCCAGATTTTAAGTCTGGAACGCGTCGCCAGCTTGACGCGACGCTCTAGCTATGGGATAACAACTGGGCGGGGCGCATTGCGTCGCGCGGATCTTTGACATCGTTGGAAGGCATCGCGCGCCCCTCGGAACGGAGGGTCCGGCCTTGCCGATTGCGTCGCCGCTTAGGTGACGCTTTGCACCCTCAATCCAATCGAAGGTTAATGATCATGCAAACCCAAACCCAAACCGCCGCCGCCGTTGTCGCTCGCGTCGCGTTCGTTCCTGCCGCCGTTACTGCGGAGGCGGGCAAGCGCGCGATTGACGCTCTGGCCAAGGCTGCGCTTTCCAATACGTCCGCGCTTTCGCGGGCGGAGGAAGCGTTTGAACGGGCGAAGATGAAAGCGGACGTTGACGTGCTTGCGAGCACGATTGCCGCCGCCGCGCTTATCGGGGTTCCCCTTACGGAGGAACAATGGAAGCGCCAATTCGCCAAGGCGATTGAAGCCAAGCTTGCCAAGAAAATGGCGGCGGCATCCGTTCCGGGCGCGCTCTCGCGCATCAAGGTGACGGTGCTTGCCTATCTTGCGGGCGAAGGTGACGACGCCACGCATTTTGGTAAGCCGCTCATGGGCGAAAAGTCGCTGGCCTATCTGGAACGCGTCCGCCCGCAATTGGGCGAGGCGAAGCTTCCCGACGGTCAATGGCTGATCACTCGGAACCCCGACGGAACGCCCAAGGCGAAAGCGGGCGCGGCGGCGGGCAAGGCTAAGGCCGCGCCCAAAGTCACCCCGACGGGCGCAACGTCCGCCGCGACCGTCCGCGATGACGAAAGCGGAAAGGACGTTCCGCCCGCCAAGGCGGCGGCGGAGGCGCGCGAGAACGCCGCAACGGTCCTTTTCCGCGCTCGCGCGGCGGACGCGTTGCGCGTGCTTGACGCTTGCCCGGCGGACTTCGCCGCGTTCCTTGACGCGCAACTCGCCAAGCTCGCCGCCAAGAAAGCCGCCTAACAGATGCGTCTAACGATCAAACTGCTAGGCTTCCAAGTCACGTTAGAGATTGAACCCATATCTAGCCGCCCCCCGCGATCCGTCGCGGGGGGCTTTTTCTTGTCCGCGCAACGCGTCGCCGTTTGATTGCACGGTGCAATCAAATCCGCCCCCCTGCCGAAAGGCCGGGGGGCTTTTTCGTGCGCCATGCGTTGGCGGTTTGATTGCACGGTGCAATCAAATCCGGGCGCGCGTCGGCCACGCGTGGCCAGATTGATTGCACCGTGCAATCGGCCACGCGTGCGACATACGAAAATCCGGCGGTTCCTCGCGCGCGGCTAGGCGCGCGCCTAGCCGCGCGCACGCGTGTCGCCTGCGCAGGCGACGTGCGCGCGTGTCGCCTACGCGCGCGACGCGCGTACGCGCGCAACGGAAACATACCAAAATCGGGCGGTCGGCCACTGAGCGGGGGGTTTTCTTGCTAAAACCAATAACATTCTTGTCTACATAAATAAGCTATACGCTTCTGTAATCGCTGGGTTTTTTCAGTTTCTTATTAATATTATTAATTTTAGTAAGAAAAAATAGGACAGTTTCACCGCGAGGCCCGGCCGACAGGATTTTATGTCAGCGCGCCCCACTGTGTGAGGGCTCTTGTATCCGTTTTTTCTTACTAAAATTAATAGAATTAATAGGCGTTCTGGTATGCCCTTGATCCAGCACGCCTTTCCCCGTATCGTAGAAACTCACCCGCCACCCGCCAGTCTACTTTAGAAAAATAAGGACATCATCATGCGCCGCCAAGGCCGCTACCGGCTGACCCCCGAAGATGCGCTCGCCATCCGCAAGGACATGCGCCCGGTCGAGGAGATCGCCCGCGACTGGGGGAAGACCACGACCACGATCCACAACATCATCGCTGGCCGCACATTCCCGCACCTGCTTCCGCAGGAAGGTGACAGGACGTACCAGAAGGGAAAACGCCGTGGCCGAAAGCTCGACGACCTCCAAGTGATCGAGATCTTGGCCGACCCGCGCAAACCCAAGGTGATCGCCGCCCACTACAAGGTTGGCCTGTCCACGGTCTACGCGCTCAAGCGCGGGCGCTCACGTGGCCATGTTGTGGAGCAGCGATCCGTCGAGGAGGTCAGACACGACATCCTGGACACCCTTGCCGCCCAGGAGGCGGAGGACGCGGCGAAGCAGCGACAGATCGCATGGCTCAACGAGAACCCCGACAAGTTCTCCTTCGCCCAGGCCGTGCCTGACGACTACTTTCTGGAGGTATGCCGCGAGAACGCCTCGCACCCGGAGCTACACCGACGCACGTCGAAAAATCGCAAGGGCTGGACGGGTCGCTGATTGCACGGTGCAATCAAGCTAGGCTATAAACGAAGCTATGCCGCCCCGCCTGCCCACCCTGTTCATGAACGTCCGCGCAACGCTACAGTTGGTCATGGTCAAAGTTCACGCACGGCCGAAAGCGCAGGTGGGGGACATGGAGCACATCACGGTCACCGTGGCCGATCCGATCATCTTCGACATGCTGGCCCCGCTCGTGGCCCGGCTCACGTCCGGGACGGCCAGCCGCCGCGACCATGAGACCCTGCTGGCCCTGCTGACCCACAATGCGATGTTCTCGGGACAGGTGGACGAGACCGCCGTCATCGTGGCCATCGTCGACCGCTACTGGCGGCGCTGTCCGAAACGCTACTGGCCGTTGTCGTGGTCCAGCCTTAAATTCTGGAGCGTCCGCAGGACGCAGCCGATCTTGGACACCGAAGTCCACCCCGACACCCTCCACGCCGAAATCCAGGGACCATGAGCACCGAAACGACCAGGGGAATTGTGATCGTCATCTCCAGGCCAGCCTCCTCGCCCGAGGTCGAGGACCTGAAGGCGATCATCACCGAGTGGGAGGAGCTCGACATGGCTCTCCAGCTTGGGGTGATCAGCCGCGTCGGCTGGGACAAGATGCGCAAGATCCTCTCGCGCGCCGTGCGTGAGGCCAACGACGACATCAAGGGGCTCGGCGGCTACATCAAGCTGCTGCAACGCTGGCAGAACTGCTACGCTTACGACGGGCGCCCGTAATGCCTCCGTCCATCAACCTCACTGGCCAGCGATTTGACCGCCTGCTCGTGCTGGAGCGCGCGCCCAACATCCAGGCGTTCACCGCGTGGCGCTGCGCCTGCGACTGCGGCAACGTGATCGAGGTGCGGACCAACGCGCTGCGCTGCAAACGACCGCAGCGGTCGTGCGGGTGCAGCACGGATCTTCGCACACATGGAATGACCAACACGCCTGAGTACAGGTCGTGGCAGTCGGCCATCATGCGCTGCGAAAACCCGAACGCGCTTAAATATCCTCGCTACGGTGGACGCGGCATCAAGGTGTGCGCCGCGTGGCGCGACAGCTTTGAGACGTTCTACGCCGATATGGGGCCGCGACCGGCTGGCACGACATTGGACCGATGGCCGAATAAGGACGGCGATTACGAGCCGGGTAACTGCCGCTGGGCCACGGCGTCGCAGCAAAACCTCAATCGCACCTTCACGCCGAGGAAGCACGCACATGCCAGACCCTGACGACTACGACCCCAACCCGCTGGTCGAGGTTTGCAGGCAGCGGTCAGTGGCCGTCGGCCGCCTGATCGAGGGCGCGACCGACCCCGAAGCCCTGGAGACTTACATCGTCGCGATGGGGACATCGCGATTGCTCGGCATCATCTCGGATGAAGACGCCGAGGCGGCCATCACCCGCGCCCGTCAGGTTTTCGACGCGAACGTCAACAGAACAAAGATTGCCGTCTAGCTGCCGTGGCGGTACAGTGCCGCTACCATGGCAGACGATCACACCCCCAAGGAACCCGAAGCCCCGCGTGTGAAAGCACGGCGGGGTTTCGCATGTCTCAGCCTTGAGCGCCGCCGCGAGGCCGCTCGCAAAGGCGGCGCGTCCGTCCCGGCGCACAAGCGATCCTTCAGCCGCGACAAGGATCTCGCGGCCAAGGCTGGATCGGCCGGTGGCAGGGCCACGCGCAAGAAACAGAAGCCCGAAACCGACTGACATGCCTGCTCCCAAGCCTCCAGGCATTCCGGCGATCCGGGAGCGCATGCATCATCTGGCCGACGAGATGGAGCAGGTGTCGCAGCAGCAGACCTACATCAATCCGATCCAGCTGTGGCGATGGTCGGTCGCCCTGAAGCAGATGGCCGACCAGACGTACCGGGTGCGTAGGGCCACGCCGCGTCCGGCCAAGGCGAGAAGCGTGAACAGCCCGCTGGCCGCCGCCGTGCTCACCTACCGCGCCTCCCATCCCGACGCGCTGATGCGCGAGATCGGCCTGCACTTCAACATCGACAGCGGACGCGTCTCCGAGATCCTGACAGGCAAGCGATGACCGAAGGCGAACCGATCCACCACGACATCACCCAGTGCCTGTGCCCGGTCTGCGACTGCGTGACCAACGGGGCGATGCCTGCGGCGGACAATGCCGACCCACCAGAGACGGGAGATCTGGTGATCTGTGGGGGGTGCGCGGCGCTGCTCGTGTTCGACGAGTGTCCCGATTGCGGCGGGCTTGTCATGCGGCTGCCGACGCTCGACGAGGCGCTGATGATCGCCGCGCACCCCAGAAAGGTGATCGAGATCAAGCTCGCCCAGATGGTCGTGCTGGAGCACCGGGCCACGCATGGGCCACCGCCTGACACGCACTGATCGCAGACGCGTGCTATAAGCTCAGGCTCCAACCAGCATTGGAGCTACCCCGATGACCGACAACGACTGCTGCCGTCCCGACCGTGGCCCGGTAGACCCCGGCTATGGCGTCGAACTCCCGCCCGTCGTCGACAACGGCCTGCCCGGCGACCGTCCGCCGCACGCGTCCACCGGACCCGTTCGGCCGACCTACCCGGTCGATCCCGACTACGGCCTGCCCAAGCCGCCGCACGTCTGGCCGCAGCCGCCCGCTCTGGGCCATCCAGAGCATCCCATCGCCCTGCCGCCGCTGACGCCCACCCATCCGATCTACGTCCCCCCGCCCGAGGTCAACAACGACCTCCCCGGCGGCGCGGTGTGGCCGCCGCTGCACGAGGGCATGCCCGAGAAGGTGGTCGCGCTCGTGTGGATACCCGGCGTCGGCTATCGCTGGGTGGTGCTCAACGCATCGGTCAGCCTGCCCATCGCCAAGCCGAAGCCGCCGCACGCCAGCACCCAGCCGCTGCCGGGCGAGCGTCCGAAGCCGTCGCAGCCCATCGCCCCGACGCCGGAGCCGAAATCTTAAGAAACAAGCTTGGCAGGGGTTGACGCCCCTGCCGGGTCAGCTATGTTGATCAGGCGAGGCGGGAGTTGGCCCGGCCGGACAGCCCCCCAAACGGACTTCGGTCCCGGCGGGGAGCCGCCCAAGTCAGGACCCTCACCTACCTCGCGCTGACGCCCCGGAGGGAAACCTCTGGGGCGTCTTCATTTGTGGCTCACGTCAAGCGGTGCTACCGTCTGGCCGCGATTGCACCGTGCAATCAAATCAGGGATGCGTTCCAGATGCCCCTTGATAAGAGCGGCTCCAAAGCCAGCATCGGCAAGAACATCGCCACCGAGATGAAGGCAGGGAGGCCGAAGGATCAGGCGGTGGCCATTGCGCTCGACACCGCGCGCCGCGCCGGAGCCAAGATCCCGGCCCCACCGAAGAAGGGGAAGTAACGTGGCCGGTAAGCCCCCTCCCCCGGCCACGCGCCGCCCCAATCCGTTCGTTGCGCCGCCCGCTGGCGGACCCGCGCCGCCGATGAAAGGCGGCAAAGCCCCGCCATTCCCACCGAAGAAGAAGGGGAAGTAAGCCATGAACCCGATGGTCCCCAACGTGCCGTGGTCCAAGCAGACCGGCACGTCCATGCGCGAGAAGTGCGAGGAGAGCGAACTGCGCTTCTGCACCTCGCACGAGGACGACCGCGTCGAGCGGGCCATGGAGAAGCGGGCCGGGCCGAGCGGCGCGGCTGACGCAGCCGAGGACGCTGACGAATGACCATCCTCGCCGCATTTCTGATCCTCGTCGTCATCATCGCGGCCATCGCCATCGCCGTCTGGGGCGCGGGCAAGATCCCCTGGCCCGAGCCGCTGGCGTGGCTGCGCTGGGTGATCCCGCTGCTGGTCATGATCGTCGCCCTGATCTGGGCCGCCCAGAAATTTGGGGTGACGTAAAACGGTAGCTTGACAATGTCGGCTGACATTGTTTAGCCTTAGTTCAGTCCCGGGGATCACTCGGGACAGGGCTCCGGGGGCGGCCCGCTCGAAACGCACCCACCCTGATCAGGAACATCTCATGCGCAAGCTGCTCGCGGCCTCCGCCGCCATCATCGCCCTCGGTCTGGCCGGTTCCGCCGGTGCGGTCGAAGTGGCCACGTCCTCGGCCAACTCGGCTGTGACCTCGGCTTCCGGCTCCGCGACCCTCGGCCCGGGCGTCGCCGTCGGCACCGCCTCGGCGACCAACACCTCGGCTGGCGCGTCTTCGGCGCACGCCGCGCTGATCGGCCCGACGACCACGACCTCGGTCAGCGGCTCGACCGGCACCGCCAGCAACTTCCACGCCCAGACGGGCCTGAGCATCGGCTTCTCGGGCGCGACCCAAGCCGGCGACGGCCACGCCGGGGCCTTCGCCTTCTCGCCTTTCTAAGGTCGGAAGAAGCACTGAGAGCAGCCCGGTTCATTCGAGCCGGGCTGCTCTTGGCGGCTCAAGACGAACGCGTACCGAGATCGTTGATCGTCAAGTGCGCGCAGCCGCTTCCGGTTCAAGGTCCGCCTGACTTCACCATCATCCTGCGACAGCGGGAAGAAGAACGGGACCGATGGACGAGAGCTTGGTGGGAATGGCGAAGGGCGCGCTGGATCTACTGCCAGCAGTTCCCTTGGCGGTGTCGCCAGGAGTTCGACTACTGGTACAGCGGCCAGGACCCAGGCTACCGAGACTACTACTACCGCTACCGTGACAGCCGAGACTGGCGCAGCGGGCGGGATTGGCGAGACGGCTACTTCTACAACGACAGAGGAAACAGCCCTTACCGCGACAACGATCGCGACCGTCACGACCGAGACCGAGACCGCTGGGACCACGACCGGGATCGCCGGTAGCAGACCACACACCTTGGGGCGGGAGATCCCTGACACGCACTCCCGCCCCGTTTTTTCAACCTGTTTTAGTGGGGTACTAAAATGATCAAGCGCACTCTCACCGTCCTCCTGGCAGCCACTTCGCTGCTGGCCGTCACGCCCGTCGCCTTCGCGCAGTCGACCAGCAACTCTGGCTCGGAAGCCAACGCTGGCTCCGTCTCCGGGGCGTCCAACAACAACAGCACGACCAATGGCCCGCAGACCACCACGGTCGCGCCGGTCAACAACGGCAACGGCGACAGCCAGAGCCGGTCGAACAGCAACGCCGAGAGCGGCAGCATCAGCGGCGCGTCGGCCACCGGCGGCGCGAGCGACAGCCGCTCGACCGCGACCGGCGGCACGTCGGCGGCGACCAACGGCGCGGCCACGGCGGGCAACGCCCAGTCGATCACCTTCAACAGCGTCACGCCGACGCACACCACGGCCACCGTGCGCAGCGCGCCGACCGTCTACGCCCCGGCGCTGACCACCACGCTGACCGAAACCTGCATGGGCTCGTCGAGCGCAGCGGGCAGCGGCGTCGGCTTCGGGTTCAGCCTCGGCTCGACGTGGCGAGACAAGGAATGCGTCCGTCGCCTGAACGCCCGCGAGATGGCGCAGACGCTGGGCGACCGCGAGGCGGCCCGCGCCCTGCTCTGCCAGGACGACGACATCCGCAAGGCGTACGAGAGCGTCGGCGAGCCGTGCAACGTGCAGGCCACGCCGAAGGCGGCGGCCTACAACACCACCCCGCCGCAGCCCGAGATCGCGCCGCCGCCGGTGCCGGACGACAGCAAGATGGCCCCGATCCCGAACCCGCCCGCCAAGCCCTACGGCGAGCGCGGCGACAACGACACGAAAAAGTTCCGCACCGACCAGCCGGACAAGCTGGCAGCGGCTCACTAAATACGGTTTGGCCGTCGATCCACGAGCCCCCGCTTAACGACGGCCGATCCCGGCGACGCGCACCGCCCCCGCTGTGAGTGCGTCGCCCGGCGGCCCGAGAACTCCAGTCCTCGGGCCGCCACCCCTTTGTGAAGTCCACCGGCGCGGAGCCCAGCCCGCCCCACAAGCCCCCGGGGCGGTGAGGGATGGGCCAACCGGCAGCCCCACTCCATCCGGCCCCGTTCGTGCCGGTGGGCTTCACCAAGGGAGATCGCAGGTGCTGACCCGCCTGATCTACTGGTTCTTCATCGTCCTGATCCTGGCCTTCACCATCTGGCTGCTGCTGGAGACCGGGCCGCCATCGCTGTACTAGGAGCCGACATGCCGTCCGCCGCCGTCACCCGCGTCCGTCAACGCATCGGTACGATGGGCCTTCCAGGCGTGGTCTGGGTGGTCATAGACACGGCGTCAGGCAGCGTCGAGAAGGTGGCCTTCTACGACCGCGAGCGCGCTCAAGCCTACGCCGCCGCCGGGCAGTACCGGACGATGGCGCTGGCCCCCCTGAAGATCAAGGACGCCAACCCATGACCACGAACGTCGTCACCACCGCTCTCCAGCTTGAACTGACCCGGGTCCGCTCCAAGCTGGACGGGGCGCGCAGCCGCCAAGCCCACGCCGAGAAGCAGGTAGAGGTCGAGAGCCTGATCGTTACCGAGCTTGAGGCTGACGCCGCCAAGCTGGTGCAGGCCATCGTTCTCCACGGCGGCGACCCGAACCACGAGCCGCACGCCGCAGCCGCCGCCGCGCAGCGCGCCCAGATCCAGGCGGCCGAGCCCCAGCCCACCGAGGCGTAGACCATGAAAGTGCCGAGCAAACTGGCCGATCTCGATCCGCTGGTCGCTCGCACGATCATCGAGGCGGTGGCCGACCCGAACAGCCA